ATGAATCTTTAATAATAATAAATTATATATATGAAGATATATAAAATAGCTCCTTTAATAATAATCTTAATATCTTTAATAATAATCTTTAGAATTAATTTATATGATTTTATATTAATTTTTTAATATAATTTTTTTTTTTTTTAATATATATATAATGTTAATAAATAATATTAATAAACTTATAGATCAAACAAATTGGTCAAAAAGAACTAAAAAAAATAGAAAATCTTTTATAGTTAAATTAAATAACGATTTAAATTCTGATAAAGATAATATAGAATTTATTAAAGATTCAATATTAATAAGTAATTATATATTTAATAAATTTAAAAATCCTTCAACTATTAAAAATACTTTTTTAACTATTAAATCTATTATTAATTTATTTGACCCTATATATAATAAAGAATATGAAACATTAATTGATAAAGCTATATCTGATGCTAATATATATATAGGTAATAATATTCAAAATATAAATAAATTATTAACTTATGATGAAATGAAATCTATACCAGATGTTATAGAAACTCATATTAAATGTATATATGATAAATTAATATTAGAGATAGATTATCTAAATACTTTTACAAATAAAAATTTATTTATATATCTTCGTTTTCTTACAGATTGGATAATTAGTATATTATATACTCAACAAGAACCAGTTAGATGTGATTGGTCGATTGTAAAATTAAAAGAATCAGATATTTATAATTGGTATGATAAAGATAAAAATATTATATATTGGAATGATTTTAAAAATATTAAATCATTTGGTAAAATTAATTTTGAATTAAATGATAAAATTAAAAATAGTTTAGAGGTATATTTAAAAATATTAGATTATTATAAATCTAAATTATCTCATTTTAATGAAATAGATAATTCTTTATTATTATATATATTTAATAAAAATGGCCCTATTATATTTACAAGAGAAACATTTAGTATCTATTTTAGTCGATTGATATTTAAATATTTAAATAAAAAATTAAGTATAAATGATTTTAGACATTCATATGAAAATCATATAATTAAAGATTTAAATTATAATAATATGACAATTAATGAAAAAAAAAATATTCATAATAGATTATTACATACTATATCAACTGCTCATTCATATCTAACTGTTTAGTTTTTTTTAAAAGTGTTTTATAATAATTTTTATAATATTCTTTAAATTTTTCTCTATTATCTTCTCTATATTTTTTTTGTCTTTCTTTAATTTTCTCTTTATTTTTATTTACACATTTTGTAACTGTTTCTTTATATTTATCTGGTTCATTTGTTCTATACTCTTCTTGTTTTTTTAATATATGTTCTTTATTTTCTAAATAATATTTTCTGCTATATTCTTTTTTTTGTTCTAAATTATTATTTCTATTATTTTTTATTTGTTCTAATATTTTGTCTCTATTTTTATTATAATAATTTCTAGCTTTTTCATTTCTTATTTTTTTTTGTTCTGGAGTTAAATTTTTATTACGTTCTTTTTGATATTTTTTTACATATAATAATAATTTTTCTCTATTATCTTTTTGATATTTTTTAAAATATTCTTTAAAATTTTCTTTATTTTCTAAATAATATTTTCTGCTATATTCTTTTTGTTGTTCTAAATTTTTATTTCTATTATTTTTTATTTGTTCTAATATTTTGTCTCTATTTTTATTATAATAATTTCTAGTTTTTTCATTTATTATTTTTTTTTGTTCTGGAGTTAAATTTTTATTATGTTCTTTTTGATATTCAGTCATATTTTCTGTTTTTTTTATTTTTAGTTCAATTATATATATTATAGAATATAATTAATTATTTAATATATAATTTAATATATAATTTAATTTTAAATTAAATTAATTTAATATTAAATAAATAATTATATTCTATAATATATATAAAAAAAAAGTTTAAATAACCTACCAAAGTTATATTACTATATATATAATGAAGTCAGATATATTTAAATCTAAAATAAAAAATACAAATTTAATAATATTTCCATGTTATGATAAAAAACCTTTTTGTATTAAAGGACATAATGAATTAACTGAATCAGTACCAATACCTGACTTCTGCGATGTTGCTTATTTATGTGGAGAGAAAACTATGATTGTAATTGATGTAGATTTTTATAAAGAACTAGAATATAAAATTCATTGGGATAATTTTATTAATAAAAATGGAGAATTAGATACTTTAACTGAAAAATCACCAAAAGGAGGATTACATTATTACTTTTTATATAATGCTAATTTTCCAAAACGTAAAATAGGTTTATATAAATATATAGACGTTTTATCAACTGGAGGATATTGTGTAGGAGGTGATAGTGAAGGTTATGAAGTTATAAATGATACAAATATAAATGAAATGCCAGAATTTTTAATAGAATTTTTAAATGTTAAATATAATAAAAAAGAAAATAAAACACAAAATATAAATAAAAAAATATCTATGGTTAAAAATAATTATATTAATAATTTAAAAAAAATTGATAATTTGGTTAATAAAATTGAAATTGAATATTGTGATAATTATGATGATTGGTTTAAAATAACTTGCTGTCTATATAATATAATTAAAGATAAAACAAAGGCATATGAAATTTGGGATAAATTTAGTAAAAAATCTGAAAAATATAACAAAGAAGAAAATGACTATATATGGAATAAATTAAAAGAATCAAATTATACCATATCAACATTAATTGATTATACCAAAAAAAAGAAAGAAGATGATAATAATATTATTCCATATGATCACCCAATATTAAATACATTTAACCCTGATGATGAATATGATTTTTGTACATTTAAAATAGAATTATTAGATATTAATACTCAACAATATATTAATGAAAATTTACATAGAGTTGCTGTTCTAGTAAATGGTAATATTATAACAAAACAACCACTAACTGAATATAATTCTATATTTAAAATAGAAGAATATAAATTGAGATGGGAGGAAACAGTTGGTATATATGAAAGAGAATCTAAAATTAAAACAAATAGCCGCCCTATAAATATACCAACTTTGATAGGAAATAACCCTACGATAATTAATAAATATAAAAATTTAAAAACTGAATTTATAACTAAAGATACAATATTAAATAAAGATGATTTTTATATAACTCAACCCTTTTTAATTAAATATATAAAAAAAGAAGAGAGAAATAATGAAATAATTGAATTTTGGAATAATTATATAAAAGAAATTATTTGTAATAATGATAATGAATGTTATTTATATCTTAATAAATGGTTATCTTTTATTATGAAATATCCAAATTTAAAATCTAAAATTGCTCTCGCTTTAATAAGTTTAGAAGGCTGTGGAAAAGGTAGATTTGTTGAATTTTTAGTAAATTTTATATTTGGAAAATTTAATTGTAAACCAAATTTAGCAGGCTTTGATGAATTATTTGGAAATTTTAATAGTGATTTATTAGGTAAAAAATTAATAGTAGTAAATGAAATGGCAAATACTCAAAATACTTTCAGAAATAATTTTGATAAATTAAAAACTTTAATTACTGATAATGATATGAAAATACACGAAAAATACAAAACACCTTTTGATACTAAGCAATCATTCGAATTTATATTATGTAGTAATAATTTAAATTCTTTAAATATATCTATAACTGATCGAAGGTATTTTTGTTTAAAAACTAATGACAAATATAGAAAAGATTTAAACAAAACCTCAAATGATTCACATAATATAAAATGTATTGAGTTTTGGAATAAATATAATAAATTAATTATGAATCAACAATCGGCTAATATGATTTATTCTTATTATATAGATATGGATATAGGTAAAGAATTTATTGGATCAATTATACCAAATACTGAATTAAAAAAAGAAATTCAAGAAATTAATAAACAATCTCCAGAATTGTATATGGATTATTTAAAAACTGAAATTGATATAGAAAATCATATAAATAATAAAATTGTTGATGGTATTAGTCGTTATAATACTCGTGATATTTATAATCATTATGAAAGTTGGTGTAAAGATAATGGAGAAAAATGTTTTCGTAATAAAAATTTTAGTTCATTTATTAAAAAATCAGGTAATGTTGAATATATGCGTTCTGGTGGTTCATGGTATATATTTAAATTATAATATTAAAATATCTCTACAAATAGGACAATTAAAATGTTTATGAATTCTAACCCATTTAAAAATACAAATACGATGAAAATAATTAAAACAACAATAAGTTTTATAAGATAAAAAAGGTATAAATATTTGATTTAAACAAATACAACATATATTTTTCATATATATATTATAAATATTATATAAAATTAAATATTTTTTTAATACCCTGCTGGAAATATTCCAGTTCCGTGTGTTTTATGATGTTTTTTTTTATGATGAGTTTTTCTTATTCCTTCTCCAATATCAGATAAATCGCCTGGCATAAATTTTATTCTACTATTAACATTTGGTGAAAATTGATGATGTTTTGTTTTAAATCCAACACCAGTTATATCTTTAGCAAATGCTCTATATGGTGCAAATTCTGGCTGAACAGTGGCTGCTATATCAGCAACGCTACCCAAAACAGGTAATATTTTATCTCTATTATTATAAATTGTTTTACCAACTGTTTGTAAACCATTTGAAATAGCACTACCTGCTTTTTTAACAAAATCTAATAAACCGGCCCCATGTAATTCTTCGTGACTTAAATGAATTCTAACTCCTTTATGATGTTCATGTGCATGTTTTAATTTTCTCATTGTTTCTGGATGTAGATGGTGAAAATGAACTCCTCTCCCAATATGCTCGTGTTTTAATTGAATTGGATGCCCCGCCCTCGCTTTTAAAATTTGATGATGACTTAAATGTAATTTAACCCCAGACATAATTTTTCTATAGATAATATATATTATCTCTAGAAAAAAAATATCTAAATATAATTAATTAAATCTAAATAGAAATACGTTTATGAGTATTTTTATGATGTGGGTTAATATTTATATGCTTTAATTCTTTTTTCAAAATATCTATATTATGAGGTGTTTTTTTTAAATGATGTAAAGACCCTCCATGTGTTAAAATTTTCATATTTTTAATAACAATTCTATTATTTTTATGTTTTGTGTGAGTCATTTTTATATATATTATAATTAATATATTAATCTTTAATAATATCTAATATTATTATTATATTTGTATCAATAATATTTAAAGGATTCATATTTTGGTCTAAAAAACTACATTTAAATGAATTTCTACTTCCGTCTAAACATTTCAGATATAATGGATATCTAGGTTGAAATATTATTTGACTTGCGTATGTTGTAGTTATTGGAATAGTTGTCATTAGATTTGTAGGATTACTTAATAGATTAGAACATAAATCACATGAAAATAAGATAGAACTAATAGGTGATATTTGAGGAGTAAATGTTGAAGTTATAGAATAAGTTTGAGTTTGAGTTGCAGTAGCAGGAAATGTAGTGCTATTAGCAAATCCAATAATTAAACCAAAATTAGAAGTATTTGTTACTAATTGAGGTACTTGATTCACATTTGTTGGTAATGAAGTAGAACCCCATTTACTAAGACCTGTACCATAACTCCAACCTGAAGGAAGAGTTGTAGGGACTTGATAGCAATTCAATTGGACATAATCTAAATTAGTATTACCAACTAATTCAATATAATACACATTTTGATTTGCACTATTTATTAAATAATATCCATTCGCTATTAATATCGATTGAATATAGGAATTAATTTGTTGTAATGTATAGAAACCGGTAGGAATAGTTAAATTTAAAGTAACAGTTCCAGACCCATCAGGAAGAATAATAGAAAAAGTTTGATTATTAAAATTTGGTGTAATATTATAAAAAGAATAAGGTATAATTATTTGATTAATAGCAATTTTAGAATCTTTAAATGTAACAGACCCTGAAGGAAAAACATATTGATAAACATTATTACTTTGATTTGAAACTAAATTATTTTGATTCAATAATATAGGAGCACTCATTATATTTTAACTATATTTATGTTTTTATTAATTTTTTTAATTTATTAAAATCAGTTTTATTTAATAAACCTTTATCATTTACTAAATTTAAAATTTCATCAAATTCTTTTACTAATTCATCTGAATAATTACCAACCATAATTTCATCTTTAATAACATTGAATTTTTCTATTAAATGTTCCAAATTTGTATCTATAAAATTATCTCGAATTTCAAATATATTTTCAATATCACATATTTTTAATAAATCATTAAAATATTTTTGTTCATTATCTGATAATTTTAATAATTTATCTTCTACTATTTCATATTCTTTATTCAATAAATGTTTAATTATACGTTTAAACTTATCAGTAATCAATTCTTTTTTTAATTTAGTATGATTCATTTTATCTATACATAAAAGCTTATTTTTATTTAATGCTGTTAAACTTAAAAAATATTTACCTAATTCACTGCAATTTTTACCATCAATTTTGACCATTATATAACTATATAATAAAAAATATAAAAAATATATAAATTTATCTTCTATGTTGATTATTAAAACCTTTACCTTTTAATTTTCTAAAACCTTTACCTTTTTCTTCTGGGTAAAATTTTCCATTATTTTTTAAAATATTTTCTTTTACATAATTATATAACTTTAGTAATTCGGGTTTATTTACATAATTAAAAGTTGAGCTAACACCAGTAATTTGGTGTATTTCTTCTGCAGAAAAAGGATAATTCTCAGTTAATCGGTTAATACTGTTTATAATGTCATTTTTAAATACAGGCATTGCTTCTGCATAATTTTGTGTTTCTTCTTTTTCTTCTTCTTTTTCTTCTTCATTTTCTTGCTTTGATTTAAATTCTTTATTTAAAATTGTATTTAATATTCCTTCTACAAGCTTCTGCTTTAGAATTGGTATGTCTTGCTTGTATGATTTAAATTCTTTATTTAACTCTGTTAAATTTTCATATAATTTTGTATTTTCAGGTCCAATAGATGTAGTATAATATTCTTTATATTGTTTTTGTGTTAATAAATCATTTTTATATTCTTTCCATAATTCAATAAATATATTAGAAGTTAAATCTCTTAAACCTTTATTTTTAGTTAAAAATACACTACCAAATCTATAAAAATTATCAATTTCGTTAAGTTGTGATAATGTTTGAATAGCATTATTTAATTCTTGTCCATTTTTGAATAATGATCTGAGTTGTTCTGTTATCACATTTCTTTTTTGAGAATCAGTTAAATATTTTTTATCATTATAAGTTAAATCTGGAAATGTTGATTTTTTTTCTAAATATTCATCAATTAAAGGTCTAACTTGATTTTGAATATTGATATTTTTTTTGTTTTCAATTATAAATTTATCAGGATTAAAAAAACCAGATACTGAAGCATTTGGATTTTTCTTAGTTATTAAACTCATTCTATATTATATCAAAAAAAAATAAGTCTATTTATTTATTTAAATACATTTTTTTATTTAGAAAATTCTTTTAGTTTGACCTGTTAAAATATCCACTTCTATTTCTTTTTGGAACCCAATAAAACAGTAATAATCAACTCCAACACCGCTTGAATTTGTACATTGAAAAGTTACACTTTGATAAGTTTTATCTTGAGCTTCAGTTCTTCTTGATAAATCAGCGACGAAATATGGAGACCACGTGAATGTTGTATAATCAATTAAGCCCGAGCTTAGTTCTTTATTTAAACCGCCGTTTAAACCAAATCTTTGAATCTCTTGACTCCATATATCAAAAGTATAATTGGCATTTTGATTAAATAAATTTTTACCAGAAATACTAACATTTGCATTTTGAAAAGCAAGCATTCCGCCGGCAAGTGTCGTATTTGGCGCAGAATCGAACAACGATTGGAATTGAGAGAGTCCTGTTGCAGAAGTAAACAAAGACGATCCTGTGGTTTGAAAAGGAAGAACTATTAATATTTGAGGGTTTGTAATTGCTGTTGATAGAGTTTGACTAACTGAAGCTCCGTTTGCTTGATTTAGTATACTTTGTTGATACCAATCCATATAACGAATTCGTTGAACTCGATTAGATAATAATCTTTCTTCATAATTCGGGTTTATTACATAATTCGCAATATAAATTCTACAATTTGGTAATGTAGAATAACCTAATTGGCATTGATTACCACTCGCTTGTGTAGTTATTTGTGATTGAGTTTTTGTTTGAATTGCAGTATAAACAGCAATTTGACCAGCTGTTCCAGTTGAAGTTACTGGGTTTAATAAAGGTGCAGTTACCATTACAGGACACGTATTCCCCCCCAAAGGTGAATAACCATACATTTTCATACCATAATTAGTGCCAGTAGTATTTGTAGTAAATTGAGCAGTTCCGGCGTTAAAATTAATTTGTAATCTTATTTGACTACCTTTGACTAAAGGATATTTTGATAATAGATCGGCTATTCTTGTTAATGGTAGATATACTACGTAATTTAATGCACAGCAACTAGCATAATTTGTTGAACTGGCAGTATATTGAGCTTGACTAAAATATGGCTCCCATATATTTGTAAAAGCATTAACTGTACTTCCTAAACAAGGCGGGTAACCATTAAGAGCAGCTCCTGTTGCAGCCGGTGAATTTATAAATAATTGCCTATCAGCCAATCCGTTATTAAAATCTCTATAATTATATCCTGTAAGAGTAGCAGTATTTGCGGCATTCAAATAATAATTATTCGTGTAACCATCTCCAGTTGTTGTTACATTCGGTCCTGAATATCGAATACTCGTTGCAGTATCGGGAGCAATATTATTAATAGATCCCTTTAATTTTAAATTATCTCGTGACATTGTTAATTGAGATATTACTTGAAGTGGAAAATTTGACATTGAAGTTTGATCGATTAATTGTTCTCCATTAACAAATAATTGTATTGAATCTATAAAATTTAAATAATCTGATTTTAATGCTATATTATCTGCTGTCAAAGTAAAAGTTCCAGTAGGTGTGGTTAAAATAGCTGCCGTACCGCTGATTCCGCTACATCCAGTTGGAATAGCAGAATTTGAAGTTAAAAATTGAGTTGCAAAAGGCATAACAACATATGATTCTTGCAAAGACATCCAAGAATTTTGACTAATGGCACTTGATAAATCCCAACTAACCATATTGCTATAATTACCATTTTGTTGATCGACAACATAAGTAAAATTTCGTTGAGAACAATATGACCTCCAATCATCAAGCGATTCACCAGCAATTGTTTGATCAATTTGTACTTTAGCTGCCGTATCACAGGAAGCCATTATTAAAAATAAAAAATATAACTATATATATATAAGTAAAAATAAAAATTAATTAAAATATATAATGTCTTATACCATATCTGATTTAGAAAATTTATCAAACAAATATAATTTAAATATTCATTTTTTAAAAATTGAAGATTTTAATAAATTAAATCAAATCGAAGACGCTAATTATATTGTATTAATTCATAATAAAAATGAAGACGGACATTTTGTAGCATTCAAAAAAATTAAGAATAATATATTTTATTTTGATAGTTTTGGCCAGCCTCCATTTAAAAGATTAAATCATTATTTAACTAAAAAAGGTATGTTTTATTATAGTTATGTACAAATTCAAGCATTAAATGAAAATAATTGTGGATTATTTTGTATAGAATTTTTAAAAGAAATAAATGAAAATACTAATGGAAATATAAAAAAAATATTAAAGAAATATGACGAATATTTACATAAATTTCATATTTATAATATATATTAAAATTGACCTTTCATATCTGGGTATAAATTTATAAATGTGTTCTCTAAAAATTTAATTTTTTTGTTTAATTTTCTTATATATGATATTATTGGTATACATAATTTAGTATAATCTACTCCATATTGTATTCCATCATCCATTTCATCATTTTGTGTAAAATTAACAAATTCTTTATAATTTAATTCTAATAAATCTTGCGCTATAACTCCTATATTTGGTGTATTGTTTTTATCTTTAATTAATTTATATTCTACTAATTTTATATTATCTATTAATTTATCTCCATAGGTTTCACTTAAATGGTGTATTTCTTTTTTTATTCTTCGATCTGATAAATACCATACTTGCCCGCTAGCAACTACTATACCGTTAGTTGTATATAAACTCGTTGAATTTGAAGCAGGACCAATGGTTGTACCAGAACCAGTAGAAAAACCATATCCAGACCCGCTATAAGAAGTTGATCCTCCTACTGAATAAGATACAGACCCATTTACATATAATGGATAACTTTGTAAAGAAGCAGTACCAATTGTGCAATAAGTAGTAACAATAAGGTCTCCGTTAATTTGAGCTATATTGCCACTCGGAGCCATTATAAAATTACCACCCGAAGAAACTTTTAAATCTACATAATTTGTTTCTGTTCCAGAATTATTATTATAAATTAATCTCATACAATTACCAGCATAATCATTTACACATAAAGCTTTATTTGCAGTAGAAGTATATATACCCAAATTAGATTGAGTATAAATAGATCCTGAATTTGCGGCTAAATTAGTAATAATCAAATTACTTGTTGTTATACTAATTTGATTATAAATATAATTAGTACTCAAATAAGTTGTTGTTAAACTATTAATACCAGTTATATTAGAAGAAGAATCTAAAACTAAACATTTAGAAGCACTTGCCGTTCCAGCAGTGACATTAGTATAATTTAATTGAGTTCCTGAAGAAGTTATTAAAGTACTACCCAAAGTAATATTAGTTATTGTTGAATTAGTTAAAGTTGAATTAGTTGATATTAAAGTAGTTGCTGTTAAACTATTAATTCCAGAGGTTATATTAGAAGAGGCATTTAAGGTTAAACAACCACTTGCCGCACCAACCCCTAATGTTATAATTGGCTCTAAATAATTAATTTGAGTTGCGGTTGCTGATATTGAAATTCCACCTAAGGTTAAACCACCTGTAACGGTTGACGTAGTATTTAAAATTGAATTAATATAAACTATCCCACCAGAGGGTGTTATATTTAAATTACCACTTGATGAAACTAATAAATCAGTATAATTAGTTTCTGTTCCGGAATTATTATTATAAATTAATCTTAAACAATTACCAGATGAATTATTTATAGCAAGTTGTCTATTAGCTAAAGAGGTTTCAAATCCAAAATTAGTTGCACCAAAATATAAAGTTGAATTAGCACTAACATATTGAATAGTTGTTGCTGTTCCTAAAGTTAAAACCTTATTATTAGACATTGTTAAATTATTACTTACATTTAATGTTGTAGCACTAATAGTTTGAGAATCTATTATACCGTCGGAATAAATTGTCCCCGTCATTGTACCCCCCAATAATTGTAAAAAATTTTCTTGAGCATATTGTAAAGTAATATACATGCCTGACTCCGAATTGAATTCATATGAATTGAATATATTTGTAGGAGGATTAGGGATAGGCGGTGCATATGAACTCATATTAAAAAATTTAAATAGTTATAATGTATATTATAATATATATAAATATGGGTGAAAATTTTTATAATTTAAAATCTGTAAAAGAATATCAAACAAAAGCTTTCAACCCTAATTTTGGTAATAAACATTTTATAGAAATACCCTCACGAATTTTAATAGTTGGCCCTTCAGGAAGTGGTAAATCTAATACTTTATTGAATTTAATAAAAAGGTTTAATGGAACATTTAATCATATATATTTAGGTTTAAAAAATAGTAATGAACCTTTATATCAAATGTTAATTAAAAAATTAGGTGATTCTATAACAGTTTATGAAAATGGTGAAATTCCAAGATTAAGTGATATACAACCAAATGGAGAACAATTATTTATATTTGATGATTTAGTTGGAGATAAAGGAGCTAATCAAATAATAGAAGATTATTTTAAATTAGGAAGAAAAAAAAATATAACTTCTATATATTTATCACAATCATATTTTAAAACACCAAAATTCATAAGAGATAATTTATCTTATTTAATTATAAAAAAAATAACAAGTAAAAAAGAATTAAAACTAATATTAAATGATTATCCTATAACTAATATTAATATTGATCAATTAAAAAATATATATGAAAAAACTACTAAAAAATTTGAAGATTGTTTATCTATAGATGTTTTAAATCATAAATTATATTATAATTTTAATAAATTAATTAATTAATTGTTCTTCTTCAACTATTTCATTAATTGTATGATTATCATAACGATATAATAAATCCATTATTATTACTTTATATATATCATAATCTATAAACCTACCATTTATTATAAAATATGAATCAGTTTGATTATTATTATTAATACCATTAGACATTTTTTTTTTATATATATTATTTATGATATTTATTTAATTGATAATAATATAGATGCCTCATATTACAAAAAAAACAGCACTTAAAAAACACATACCTAAAGATTCATTACAAACTATAATTATTAATAAGGATATAAATTTAAATGATGCTATTAATTGGCTTTCTTATCATAATTATAATTTTGATGATATACGCGAGACACAAAATTCATATAGGTTCTTACAAACTAATCCTATTATAGATGCCACATTTTATTCTAAACGAATAACTCCTGAAATTACTTTAGTATATCAAATTTATAAATGATTGATATATAATTTTTTGTTTTTTTTTTGATTAAAAAATTAATATAAAATCATATAAATTAATTCTAAAGATTATTATTAAAGATATTAAGATTATTATTAAAGGAGCTATTTTATATATCTTCATATATATAATTTATTATTATTAAAGATTCAT